TATATTTGCTCTTGAACGATATGTATTATATGTGATATTTTTTGATGCTGAAAATATATTATTATAAAGATTACCATCAATTAAACCTCTATATGTCAATATATGTTCTACGCGCATTAAGAAAATATCAACGTCCACACATCCTTTCGATATATTACAAAATTCACAACAAGTCTGGATATTATCTAATGTATATCCTTTGCTATTATCCAGTCTATCTATTCCATTATGTTCCCCAATTTTAGCAAATTCACCACAATAAAAACATTTTTGCTTAAACATTGAAAGAACAATTGTGTTAATATTATCATCCCAAGAGTGACCACCATATTTATTTTTATTTGCCCTATATTTGTAATATTTCAAAGTAAGATAAATATTATCACGTTGTAATTTTTTATATTGTTCATATTCTTCATCACTCATCATTTCTCTTTGTGTTTCTCGTATTTGTTGTGTTCTTTTTTTATTTTTGTCAAAATATAAATGTTCTTGTAAAACAATCATTCTTGCTTTTGCTAATTTATCAGCATACTTATATTTACTTGGATTTTTTTTTCGGTCTTCTTTTATTTTATCTTGTTTTGCCATTTTTCTTTCGACAGTTAATCCCTTGTCCTTCCTAATGCCTCTTTTTCGCTGGTCTTTTTCTCGTATAGATCTTATATTTCGACATTTTGAACAATATTTAAATTCTTTATCATTATCATCTAATTTTGAACCACATTCACCGCAGCAATTTTTATTATTAAATTCTTCTCTATTTTCTTTTCGCCTTTGTGTTTCTTGTAAATTTACTTCAATTTTTTTATTATTACATTCTTCACAATATAGTTCATTTGTATCAACAATAGAAATACATGTTTTTCTATAACCTTCGCAAAGATTATTTCCATCAAGAACTAAATTATCATATTTCATATTCATTATGTGCAACTCACAATATTTCTTATTATTTTTTCCTTTATGAATACCATTGTTAATTCTAATAGCATTATTAGTTTCACAAGTATAGCATTTTTCATCGATTATTGTTCTACTTTTTAGATAATTTCTACAATTTTCACAAGTTTTGTAATTATCCTTATAACAAGTATTTGGTTGGTGCTTTTTACATCTAATACACCTAGGTAATAAATTTATTGCGTCCTTAGTATGCCCTTTATTTATTAATTCTTGATAGTGCTCGTGATATACACTACAATATTCTCTCTCATCAGGAATTTTCACAGAACAAACAACATCTTTGCTACTAATACCTATACAAATTTTTGTAAATGCCATTTGTGTTATTGATATTTATCAAATAATATTTATATGATAAATAATAATGTTAAATTATAAAAATTATGAATTGCGCTTCATCTTTTTTTCATCACACTCATCACAATAAATACTATTTTCAACAATAGTAATACATACACGTCTAAAACCTTCGCAAACCTTATTATTTTGACTAATTAGGTGTTCGCGAATACCATTATTTTTATGACTGGAACAGTAAAGTTTATTATTGTATGACAATTTGCCTTTCATTATTCTGCCCCCACTTGTTTCACAAACACAACAATTGCTTATCTTGTCTAACATTCGCTTTTGTCGTATTGATTTTGCTTTACGACAATCAAAACAAGTTTTAACATCATTATTTTTTGCGTCTTTGAAATTACTTGCTTCTTGGTTTGTTTCACAAACTCCACAGTATTTTAGGTCAGTTTCCATTTTATTTATAGTTTATGGTTAATATATTTAACACTTATAAATTTCAATTTTTGGATATAAAACAATAATAAATAGGTTAATAAACTATTTATTGTTAAAAAAATACAAATGATAAAAATCCGCCAGCGGTCATAGTACGCTAATTGGAGTAGGCCAGTCCAGCCATTCCACTCATAACACGTAACACGTTATAATTCACCGCAAACACATAGTATTTAGTGTTCAATGCGATGTCAAGTTTAAGACATCCAGACGCAGCACGAAGACTGTCGCCAAAAGTCATATTCATAATAGTAGAATCAATGCGAGACAAGTTGGTAGTTCCAGAGGGTTGATGTTTCTCTGGGTGAAGGGCGAAGGAATACACGTTAATTCCATCAGCAGGGGTGCGGGTGTGGTGGTTTTGGGTTTGGTAATAGTTGAAGTAAGAACCGGGTTGAACGGAGAATCGGTCGTGTCCATTGAGTTGGATATTGCCACTAACAAGAGGATTTCCCTTGCCATCAAGACGAAGACCATAGTTGTTGAATTGGGTAACAGTCACATCAGGGTGAACGCTAGCAGTAAGACTGAGAGCAGATCGGTTGTCGAAATCAACATCTTCAACAGGGACGGAAACATCATTCATAGAGAGATCGTGAGTGACACTGACGCATTCAATTCTGTCTACTACGCCATTAGAATCAACACGTACACGGACTTTTGCTTCTAGGATGTGAGCGAGAAGATCGCAACTGGAAGAACCATATAGAGGAACAGTCTGTTGAACTTCGGGGTTGGTAGAAACAACCCAGATATCATCAACAATGCTCTGACCACTATACTCACTTCCTATAACATCAACCTTAATACGATTGGCAGGATTGCTGTATTTATAACTAGAATTTGAAGAAGATGTGTGGCTACCTGCATTAGCACTCGTGTGAGAACTTGAACGACTAGGAGCATCAAGATCATTAGTAGCAAAACAGTTGTAATCAGATACCTTGTGAAGTTTTAGACCGGTAGAGGATACATTCTCGTGCCAAGAATTAGGAAGAGATTCATCCCGAGCTTTCACAAAGATGCAAGACTCAGCAAGGTTCTTGGCGGCATAGTCAAGAGCAGCACTTTCCCAAGCATTGTCATCATTGGTGTAGCAGAGGAATTTGCCACGTCCAGTTCCGTTAAATGAAGAACCATTGCCAGAACCGTTGAAAGCACCAAGACGGAGACACCAAATGAGTTCTTTGGTTGGGTGGTTGTATTGGAGTTTCTCGTTGGTGCGGTAGGTGGTAGAATTTCCGCCACCAATGTTTTGTTCGCCAGTGAATTGAACTTGTTCGATGAGGTATTCGTGTCCAAGTTGGGCGTATTTGCGTCGTTCGCCAGCTTCAAGATAGACATAGTCAATGAGGATGCTAGCATCAGACATGGAGTATCCAGTCATAACTGGGGCGGCTTCACCAGTCCAGTTCATCAGGAGAGCAATCTCGTTATACCAGATGTCAAGACGAACTTCGTGGTATTGGAGAGCAATCAGAGGGAGGGAGAGACCATAGTTGCGGCAGAACCAGAATTGGAGAGGAATGTAAAGAGTGTAAGCAGGGAGGAGAGTATCAGTGGAAGAACCAGAAGCAAGAGTGGTCATTTCAGGGACATCACCAATCATTGCGAGGTATCCTCGTTCGCTTTCAACAGTGTGGGTAAGTTCCCAGAAGATATCGAGCCAAGTGCCGACGTGCTTGTCAATTTCCATACCACCAATCTTCATCTTGACTTCACGAACAAGAGCGTGTCCTAGGCGACGAACCCACGCGACGCTGGTAGCACCATTGGCACGGAGGACATCACCCTTGACTTGGGGCATAGTGACCTTGAGACAAGAACGCGCGGCTAAATCGCCATTGCGTTGAATTTGAACAGTGTCCATATTGCCAAATCGAGAGTTAGCAAGGGGTTGTTCGATTGCTTCCATAGCAAAGTTAGTGTATCGGCGATAGATAACCTTAAAATATGTAATTTGGGGTTTGCCGGTAAGATAAACATCTTGTGCTCCATTTGCTACTAAACTGATAAGACCACCGCTCATTTATAATTATATTATGAATGTAGAAAAAATAAAATTTATTTTTTCTTATATAGTTCTCAAAAATGTTTCACGTAATATCTTATAATTTTTGCTTATATAAATTCTTTTTGTTATTTTATTGAGTTAAGATAATATTTTATTGTTTAATTGAAAACACACTTAAAAATATATTCTAATTTTTGTTAATATTTTTAATTAATTCTGGAAGTTCATCAATATTATTAATAATATATTCAGCATTATTTGCTTTGAATTCTTCACATAATACAGAACCAGTTGTTATGCCAATGCTAATTACTTTCGCATTGTGCGCTTCTTGTATATCAGCAATTGTATCACCAATTTTTACAACATTATAATCATAAATATCATATTTGTCCATAATTTTATGAATGCCATCCGGTGCTGGTCTTGGTTTTTTTACATTATCTGTTGTTATTATTTTGCCTAATTTCAAATTTGGATTATGATGTAAAATAATTGACGCTTGAAGATAATTAAATCCAGTTGTAGTACAAATATTTTTTATCCCAATTTTTTGTAATTCTTCTATTGTCTTATGATAATTATCTGCTAAAACACAATAATCAGGATTTTCTAATAATTCACATTGAACATCAATAAATTTATTATATACTTGATTTTGTGTAATATTATTTTTTGTGAGATATTTATTAAATTCAGTCAAATATGGATATTCTAAAATTAAACTCAAATGTTTTCTTTTAGAATGTCCCATATTTTTATTGACAATATCAATAAACATTTTATTATCATAAGATTTATCTGGCAAATAATAATTAAATGTATTAATAAACGCTTGTAAGGGGGCAGGTTTTAATCCTTTTTTAGGAAAAATAATAGTCTCATATAAGTCAAAAACAATAGTATTGATTTTCTTGTTCATAATTAATAATATAATTTAATAATCTTAGATAAAAATAATAGTAATTTTTATGGTTAAATAATCTATTCGAATATTAGATATTCTTTTATGTGCGATGATTACAAATACAAATCTGATAAACATCAATTCAGAGCAAAAAGTAGAACAATTGATGAAATGCACAATGATTATCTGGATGAGTTTAAAACCCTAATTGATAATAAATCTGAAATAATTGAAAAAATTAATTTAATCGATCAAGAAATTAATAAATTAGAGCAACAAAAAATATCAAATTTAGATTTACATCATTGTAGGCAAAAAAATAACTTAAAAAAACAAAAAGAAATTTTACAACAACAACTTAGCAAAATCGAGTCAAATAATAGTATTGTTGATTATTTTTATAAATGTGGCGATATTATTTATGATTATTATGATTTGACAAATGGAATTTTATACGGTCAAGAAACTGAAGATATTGAAAAACCTAATTCACATATTGAAATCAGCAAAGAATTAATGGAATTAACAAAAATAAATAAAACTAAAAAAGTAAAAAAAGAGGTTCGCAAAAGAAAAAAAGAGGATGATAATGACATTAACTATAAATCAGAAAATGATAATTCCATAATGAGTTTTTTTACAAATAATGACAATGATAGTAATAGTAAAAAATTATGTAAAACAAGTCTGCAAAATGAATATTTAACAATTTTTGATGCTGATTATGCGAGCAAAACAAATAAAGTAAGTATGGTGAAAGATTGTGAAAAATGCAATGTAAAAATGATTTTATTATACAGTGATGCCAAAATTGTATGTCCTATTTGTGGTCTATCAGAGATTATTATTATTGAAACTGATATGCCTTTACACAAAGAATCATTTAATGAAAAACCAAAATATCCATACAAAAGAATAGGTCATTGTATTGAAAAATTAAACCAATTATTATGTAAAAAAACTGTAGCAATTCCGAATGAAGTTTATGCGAAAATATATTTAGAAATAAAAAAACATTCTATTGAAAAAGAAACAATTTCAGAAGAATTTATCCACAAAGTTTTGAAAAAAAATAAATGGGTTATGCTTTATGATGATATAAGATATATTCATAGTAAAATAACTGGAAACATTCCAGAAACTATTACAGGTGATGAATATGAAGAAGTATTAAAAAGATTTAATATGGCAGATGATATGTATGAGAAAAAATTTAAACCAAAAGACAGAAATAATTTTTTAAAATATACATTTGTTCTAAATAAAATTTTTCTTAGTATTGACAGACCTGATATTGCTAAACATTTTAAGTTATTTAAAAGTGCAATTAGAACAAAAAATCACGACAAAGTGTGGAAATGTATTTGTGATGAAACAGGATGGAAATATTTTAGTTCTTAATTATAAAATAAATATTTCTCAAAAATTTGTGAAATATGATATTAACAAAACAAATGACAAACCAAAAAAAAACAATAGGCAAAGGTTTTAACCTTTGTCTATTACACACAATTGGTTTGTCTATTGTTTGAAGAATATTTTAATTATGAAAATCACCAAATAATAATTTTAGCAAATAAATATTAAATTTGTTAGTATAAATTTAAAAATAATAATATTTTTATAAATTTGCTAATATATATGTATTTAATACATGAAACAAGTGAGTCTGCTTTAAAATCAATATTAAAAAGTGGATTTTTAATGTCGTATTCTTCATTAAAAAAAATAAATAAAACTCCAAAGAATAATTATGAAGGTTTATATACTGATAATGATTTTGTTTATTTTTCTTGTGTTGATAAATTATTTGATAAAAATATAGGTGGAAGATTAATAATGTATTTTAATACAAAATTATTATATAATAAAAGTTTTTATGTTTCAACAGTATGGTCTCCTTATCCAGATAAATTAAATGAATGGAAAGTAAAAAATGATGATGGAACACATACTAAAGAATATAAAAAAAAATATGAAAAAAATTATACAAAATATAATTCAGTATTGAAAAAATTATATGAACAAAGTGTATCTAAATCTAAAAAAGATTTTTATGTTTTTCAACAAATAGCTGTGAAAAACAAAGTAAATATTAAAGAATTAGTAGCAATAGAATTTATTAAAAAGGATGATAATGATAAAATTATTAAATATATTACCAAATATTATCCAGATATTATTATTAAAGTAAGGTGAGTCATATTCTTATCCATCTTATCCAACTTATCCAATAATAAATTCATAAAATATTGATATTTCTTAAATATTAATATTTTATGAATTTCTAATAAATTCATAAAATATTGATATTTCTTAAATATTAATATTTTATGAATTTCTAATAAATTCATAAAATATTGTGTTATTATAATCTAAATAATATTAATCTATAAATATAAAAAATGAGTGTTAGATTTGGTGATGAATATGATGGCGAATTAGAGAGAAAAGACAATACTCAAGAACAAACAAAACCTTCCGGGCATACTATACTTGACGCCGATCATTTGGATGTTGATGAACCAATTAGGGGTCAAGAATATTGTCTATTTTCTTTTATGTCTCCAGAAGGAATTATGAATTGTAATATTAGAGCACTAAAATTTAGAGGAGCGTTTCCTACTCTTGAAAAAGCAAATGAGAAAGCAAAAGAATTAGAAAAAACTGATAAGTATTTTAAGATTTTTGTTGGTGAGAGTGGAAAATGGCTTGATTTTGATCCACCTATTAATAAAGTTGAGAGAGAAATGTCATCCAATAAAGAACATCAAAAGATTTTAGACGCTCAACAAAAACAAAGAATGGACAAAATAAATGCTCTTGCTGGAAAACATAAAGAAATTGTTGATAAGAAAGAAAAGGGTGAGAAAGAACGAACTGACGAAATTAAGAAGATGTCAGTAGCAAATGCTGAAATTGAGAAGAGAAAAGAAGATAATAAAGAAACTAAAGAGACAAAGGAAGTTTCTCAAAATCACGAAGACAAGAAGAAAGCAAGTACTGTTAATAGACTAAAAGAGAAACTTGAAAATATAAAGAATAAAAAGAAATTAGAAATTCTTGAAACAAATGAAGTAAAAGTTGTTGAAAAAACTGATGTAAAAGATAGTGATAGTTTGAGTAAGAATATTGATGAATTTAAGAGAAAACTTGAAGAACGGCGCAATAAACGTTCTTAAATTATTTTTGTAATATTATTGTTTTATTTGAAATAATAATATTTTTATTAGTCAAAAAATTGAAATATTAAATATTAATCATAATAATATATTTATATCAAAATGTCTAAAACTGAACTAACACGAAAAATACTAAATGAAAAAAATATTTATATTACAGAAGAATTTATAAACAGTATTTTCAAAAAGTATGGGTTCTCACACAAAGTTAAAAATTTGGTTAATTTTCAGTTAGCAATGATACATTCCACATATACAATAAGTGAATTAAGTGATAGCAAAATAACAAAAAAATTAGCAGAAGTCATTCCAATTGAGGATGAGTTAATTAGTTCTTGTATTCCATTACAAAAAAATTCTTATGAAAGATTAGAATTTTTAGGAGATGCTATTATTAGACACGCACTAAGCAAATATTTATACATTAGATTTCCTAATGAAGAAGAAGGATTTTTGACAATGAATAGAAGCAAAATGGAAAATATGAATGCTCTCTCTAATATTTCTCTTACTTTGGGACTACAAAAATATGCTATCATATCGCGCAATATGGAGAACATAAATAGTAGAATAACATATCCTAAATTAACTGCTGATTTATTTGAGTCTTTTGTTGGTGCTCTAAATATGGAAATTAGTGATGAAAAAACTGTTGAATTTTTATGGTTAATTATTGAGAATATTATGGATGTGACTGAAATTATTAACACTCAAAATAATTACAAAGATTTATTAATGAGACATTATGGAAAACTTAATACTGATACAATAAGACACGAATTAAAATATGTTGATACACAAGAAAATGAAAATAATAAGAAAAGATTTATTACTATTGTTAGTAATACAACATTAGGATTACAGTTGGGGATAGGAAAAGGAAGAACAAAATTGATCGCCCAGCAAAAGTCAGCAAAAGATGCACTTATAAAATTAGGAGTTTTGAAAGACGAAGTTGAGGTTGAAGAATATTATAATTAATTGTGTTATTATAATAAATATATTTATTGGTTTATTTATTATTATGCTTTCAATTGGAATTATTAAACTAAATGATATTAAAATTAATTCATCAAAGAC